GCAAGTATCGCATTTGCCGTTACTGGCTCAGTTACAGTAGATCCGTCAGGAAGAGTTAATGATTGTGAATTAATTGGTATAGAAAATGAAATAATTGCTCTTGCAGCAGTCCTAGAACGTGGTACATAACCTATATTTCTTGCAAGAGATACTACATTTTCACGAAGAACAGCAGAGTCTAAAAATGACTCATTTATCACCATATTTGAGTTAAATGCCGTAATATATGTGTTATATGCTAAAGTATCAATTAAAACTGAAAAATTAGACCCCTCAAAGTCAAAATCCGTGAAAGTTGAGTTAGCACGAAGATAATCTTTGATAGAAGACTTAATTTGATCGAAATCTAGGTTGGAAAATTTAGTAAAAGGCATATTATCTTGTAGCTTCTAGCATAAATGAGTATTCTTGTGTTGGAAACTCTTGTCCTACAATGTCAAATATCACAATTACCTCAAATTCATTAATATCTGGATTTGGTTCCACCTCAACTATAACATTTTCTACTCTTTCTTCAAAGTTTTCTAGTGTAGTTTCAATTTCTGACTGTATAATTGATGCAGTACCAAAATCAACGAAGTCAAATAGACTTCTTCTAACTTGAGAACCTAAAAGAGGGTTAAAAAAACGCTCTGTTGGGATAGTTTGGACTAAATTTCTCACAGAACGCTTAATTGCGTTCTCATTTTTGAGAATATTTATGTCATTTGTCACAGGATGACGATCAAAAGACAAACTAATGTCCTTAAATGATCTTGATATCCTCTGAATTGCCATTTTATTAGAGTTTTCTGACTTTATTTATGTCAATTTTTGAGAATTAATATCATCATGCATCACTTCTTGAATTACTTGCTTTTTTTCTTCAGTAATTTCTTCATTTTCGGTGTTTTCAGCACCCCAAAGTGATTTTAATTCTTCTTTATTCATTATTTTAGAGTATAATAACTTATTTATGCTGCAGTATAATGTCCACTAATTACTAAGTTCTTGGCTGAACCACCTGAGAGAACTGCCCAATCAAATACACTTGTTCCATGTTTCATTGAATTTAAGTTTGTTTGATTCCAGTAAGTTGAAAAATTTACACCGCCACTTGTAAAAGCATCACCAGATGCCGATATAACATCTCTGTGATTAGCAATATCTGCTGCGGTAAAAGGTAATCCTGATATTCTTGCAAAAGAAGATCCATGTGCATTACTTATATTAAACCCTAAGAAAGATGCAGATATATGCACCATATTTCCTATTTTTGTATATCTACCAACCACTGTACCTGCGGTAGTATAAGTAGGGGGTGAAAAACCACCATTTATATAATGATTTAAAACAGGAGTCCATACTCCATGTTCATAGTCCGTAAGTATCTCATTTTCACTACTTGTTCCACTTCCACCACCAGTAGCAGTAAAGTCAATACCTTTACCATTAGCCATCTTAATGTTGCCAGTGGTGTTTACAGTTCCAGCATTACTAACTCCAAAGACTCTATTATTTTGATAATCAGTAGTTAATAATATATCTTCATCATCTATTCCAGAACCTCTACCACTAGCCCATAATTTTAAACAAGCACCTTGATTTGCTTGTCCAGAAGTATTTTTAATTACGACAAGTGGATCAGCACTATTTTTTTCTATATGTACTAAATTACCAATATTACCAGGAACCGTTTGACCTATACCAATATTACCTGATCCTGTGATGCGAAGTCTTTCAGTTTCATCAGTACCAAAAACCATTGATCTACTGGAGCTATTATGGTAAATGTGCATTGCATCTGTATCTAAAGCAATACCACTTGTATATCCATTACCACCTACTATCAACTGTCCAGTAACAGAAGCATTCATAGAGATGTCTTGGTTTTGATCAATTATTAATCCATTTAGAGTTCCTAATGATGTTATATTACCTTGTGCAGCAGTATTAATAGTACCTGTTAAATTTCCAGAAAAAGTAGTAGCAGTTACAATTCCAGATGCGTTTATATTAGTCGTTTCCAGTCGATTAGACAGGCAGGTAACTGAAGTACCAGACCCTACTCCTCTTAAATTATCGACATTAAGAATTCCCATTAGACTTTTTACCTATTTATAGTTCTGCATCGAATGCCACAACTGTGGTGGAGACTGCTGATCGTAATCTAACAAAAGCAGCATGACCTGGTGTTAATCCAGATAGACCTGTTTGACACCATAATTCAACATTTTGATTCGTCCATCTTGATTTACTATTCTCTATTATTTCATCAAAAGTATCACTACTATTACCAACAATAAGAATATAAGAACCACTGGAATCTACTGTTCGCAAATCTGGTACCTTTCTCATCGGAGGATTTAATTGATGTATGATATGTGCTCCAGTAGAATCATATACTTGACAGAACATACCTAAAGTACAATCATTTCCTCCTTGGTCTCTAGTATTTGCAACTTCATTATAATATCTCTTACATTTCCACAAATCTTCAGCATAAGTAAGATGTTCAAACTTTGTAGCTGAAGATCCAAGTTCTAATTGAACTCCTGTTATTTCCAATGTTGCATCATTTGTTGTCCACCATGATGTAGTATAATCTTTTATCCTTTCATTTCCACTACCCCAAGCTCGCCAAGTATCATATGTTACACCATTATCAGTCCAAGTTCCTCCCCAGTAACCAGGGAAAGTAATCAACATTCCTATTCCATTATCATTATTAATCGTTAGACCACTATTTCCTGGAATTGTTTTTGTTATTTTTGTCCAAGTATTTTGAGTTAATGTACCAGTATCCCATGAATAGACTCTAGCAGTTCCATCATGAGATCTCATATAAGCAGGAAAACTCTGTGCAACACTAGATTTAATCCAATATGATAATGTTATATAACTGTTTGATGAAGTATAATTCCAACCTGATTGTGCAAGATCTTGTGCTTCTACTTTATATCTCATTATCGCATAGTCACTAGCACCAGCACCACCTGTCTGATTACCATTTTGGAAATGAAGAGAATATCTGAACCCTTCTTCCCAAGGACCAGTATCAGAAGAAGTCAATGCATGTTGAGATAGAGTTAATTCTTCATTAATTCCACTACGTAGATAATTCCACCTATCAACTGAATATCCTTCTGCAGATATTGATGTTCCATATTGGGCCACTTGCATAGCTCCATTAATTATTAAATTTTTAGCACGTAGATTGTTAGATTTTATATTATAATCTGTTGTTATATTTCCATCAGCTGCGATGCGAAGTCTTTCATTTGTACTAACGTTGCCAGGAGAAGTAGTTCTAAATGTTAAAGCACCAGGCGTACTATTGACACCCACTGCTCCATCTATTTCACTTCTAATAAGTGCAGTCATAGGAACCATATCTGTTCCATCACATGCAGCAAATCTAAATTCACCTACAATATCATTATCCGTAAGAGTACCAATACCACCTACAGATGTACCCCTCGACTTTCCTATTATAACGTATCCACCCCATTGGTCATCAGTATTTCTAGTAATACTTAGTGCTGATTGATGGTAAGTGGTTCCTTCAATTTGAGTAAATGCATTAACTGATGTACTTACAATTCTAGGAGTAACAGTTCCACCTGCTCCTACTAATATTCTACCATCTGAGTTGATGCGAAGTCTTTCTGCACCTCCCAGATGACCTGAACCAGTTCTAACAGTAAAATCATATTGGTGATTTAATGTGAGTTCACCAGTATTTGGCATATAACCAAATCCACCTCTGTTTGCTCCACCTGCATTAAATAGTATATGAGGATTAAATGTACCGCTAGTATTTCCTTCATTATGTGTATAGATTGGAGAATATCCAGTACTAACACTCTTAAATGACGAATAACCACGAACAGATAAAATCTCACCATTCGTAACCAAGTTTGAGTCTGTATTACCTATTGTGACAGTATTACCACCACCGCCAGAACCAAATCTGATGATAGGGAAACTAGCACCTGCTCTTGTTATTGCTAATTGATTTGCAGATGGATGATGTATATAAGTATCTGTATCTCCATCAAATGTTAACTTACTAGTACTAGCAAGTCTTATTTGTCCGTTAGCAGTACCAAATCCAATATTCGTACCAGTACTAGGAACTATCCTATTAACTTTGAGACTACTTGCCATTATTAATTAAAATCTTTATATTTAGTTATTTATCACAAAACCTGTATTACTCCTACCACTTCTGGAAATTCCATTGTTAAATGCTTTTCTATACCCATCTTAAGGGTCTGACTACTCATTGCACACGTTTCACAAGCACCGTGTAGTCTTACTTTTACTATTGCTGCTTCTTCTCCTTCCTGTACACCATAAAAATCTCTCATTCTTTCGTCTAGGTTATAGTCTATTTCCACAAATTCAAGATAACCCCCGTCCGCTTCAATGTACGGACGGAGGCTATCAAGTGAATCATTAATCTCAGTGGGGGTTAAACTCATTACCTTCCCTGACCTCTACTTCTTTTGCGAGCCGAGTTACGGGACGTTGCCGAGAATTTCGAGTGTTTTCCTTGCCCTTGACGAGTCTTTTTCGGAATTGCCTCAACAAATGATTGTCCTGTAAGTGATTGCTTAAACTTAGCCATGTTCTTCTATGTATGTTTCAGTAATAATGTCGTCAGGATGAGGAGTACCTGTCTGATAGTATTCTATAGATAGATCCTCCATCCTATCCATGTATTCTCCAATTTGGAGGCCAGAGAACAATGTCCGACCTCCTTTAAGAGAGATATTATATAACTCTAGTTTTTTCATGTCCGACACGTATTCTTGGATCGCACCAGATCTCAAAACCTGCTTCTTTAGCATCTAAACAGAAAGAAACGTCTTCGCCACACATGTCCTGAACCTCACCTGACTCAAAAACTTGCATCTTTGGAGCGAACCAGGGGTACTTCATGTCTTCATGTTCCCAAACACCTTTCTTTATAAGTAACCAACCGAAACCTGTATAATCTACTGTGAATGGTTTCTTACGCTTAGAAATAGTTTCAAGAGTTTCATGATTCATCACACCTCCACTGTTACGGAAGTCATCCTCCTCTAACCAGTGAGCAACTGATGTAGTCTTGCCATCTTCTGTACAATACCAACCACCTGCAATTTCTTTGTCCATAAGGACTAATTGCCAGAACTTCTCTGAATTAAATACGATGTCACTGTCAATCCACAACTGATAATCGTACTTAAGTTTGCCATCCCAAGGAAGTTGGTCAGGTCCACGAAGAACATTTGCACCTAGACACTTGCATCGTGCAAAGTTCACCATAGACGAATAGTCTTGTGATATCTGTATACTTGCTCCTGCCTGTACTAAATCAAAGCACAATTGTACAAAGTTCTTTAGATAAACATATGATACTCCTCTACCAGGTAAACAAAAAACTATGGTCTTACCTCTGACCATCTCTTTTGCTTTATCATAGTCAAACTCAGGTGCTTTTTTAACAGCAGGTGCTTTTGCCTTTACTGTAAATCCTTTTGCCATAACGTTTTGTAATTACAATTCAATTATATCAGTTTATATAGTATCTGTCAATAAGATGCTTCAATATATTTTTCATCGGGTTTCTCTACAACTTCTTCATATGTTAGTCCGTCCCAATAAGAATGATAGAGTCTTCCCCATATAACATCAAACTCCGTTTCATCCAAATTCTTAAAAAGACATCTATCATTTAAGTAGATGTGGTACGTACTGTGATTCATTCTTTTTCTTTTATCGTAATGTCATCATCAACGATAGCAACATTCAGTTCAGTATCTTCGTACCAACCTTTTTCGTTCACTATCCATTCTGGTATTATAACATAATATTCATTGGTTATTGGATCGACTTGTAGGGCGGTAAAATTTTCTGCGGGATTTTTTTTCATAAGACGTATTTTTTTCCCATTTAACGTTATATAGTACCAAAAAAATTTTCGTTATTTTTATATATTTAAAGGTCGATCTGGGTCGTTTATAGCTTAGGGGATCCACGAAAATTAAATATAGGGCATCAATCACCCGAACGACTGTGTATTTACGAACGAATGATTGATGCTGAGTTAGTGTTAATTAAGCAACTACAATCTGTTTTGATTTCTTCTTACTTACATTTGCAAACTTATCATTGTTAAAGTTAGCATAACTGAACAGATTACGTCTTACTAATTTATAACAACCGTATTCAGTATTCATAACAAAACCCTCTGCAATTATGGGTTGATTGTAGTTAATGAACGAATCGA